CTACTGTCCATAGTAACATGGTGCAGGAAATTCCGTACCATTTACAAGCCCACGTTCACTTGCGGGACATTGCTCCGTCAATTTTAGTCTTATTGTAAGTTTACCTTTTTTGTATTTTAGTTTTTCAATAAAGAACTTTAGAATGATTTGTTGTTCTTGAATTGAAAATTTTTCGAGTTTATCATATTTGTTTATAAATTCAATTATAGAATTTATATCTATTTTATTTTCACTAACTTTAGATTTTAAGAGTTCATTTTGTAAATTGAATTTTTTTAACTCAAGCTCTTCAATTTTATTTTTTACAGATATTGAATTAGATCCTGTTAAAATGAAATCAACACAATTATTAATTTGTTTTTCAACTTCTTTTATTTCGTTTTCAATTTTTTCTTTGTCTATATTTATTTTCTTATTATCAAGAAATTCTTTCACTCTTTTTGCTAATGTTTTTTTATTCTCCTCAGAAAAAATAGCTTCATTAAATGCAGCATAAAACTCTTCTTCTAAAAAGTCGGTTCTTATTGATTGTTGACTGCAATTTTTATTTACACATCTATAGTAGTGATAGTATCTTCCTTGATTATTTTTTCTTGTAGTTCCATTCAGCCTTTCGCCACATTCATCACAATACAAAAAAGGGGAAAGAACATAATTCCATTTTGATTTATTACTTGTTTTGCTATTCAATTTTTGTCTCTCCTTGACTAAGTTCCAAGTCTTTTTATCGATTATTGCAGGATTGCCATTTTCAATTATAATCATGTCCTCTCTGTTTTTGTATCTATGAGAGTTTCTTTTTTTATTTCTTAAATTATAATCTTCTTTACTAAAAATGTAAGTTCCGATATATCTCTCATTAGATAGCATTTCATAAAGAGTAGTAGATTTAAAGCTATTTCCTTTGACTGTTTTGTAACCAAGAGAATCAAGTTCATTTATTATTTCTGTATATGATGAACCTTTTGCAAATCTATCAAAGATGAGTCTTACAGCTATTGCTTGATACTCATTAATTACATAGTTTTTATCCTGGTCTATTGAATAACCAAAGAGAGGAATACCTCCGTTGAATTTTCCTTTGTAGGCATTTTCATAAAGACCTTTTTTAACCTCTCTTGATAAGTTTTTAGAAAAATACTCACTCATACCTTCGAGTACAGATTCTAAAATCACACTTTCAGGACTATCATCTAAATTTTCTAAAACAGATATTACTCTAACATTTTTTTGATTTAATTCTCTTTTATAGATAGCACTATCATACTTATTTCTTGAAAATCTATCTAGCTTATGTACAATTATAAAATCAACTTCTTCAGCTTGTTTTATCATTTTTTGAAACTCAGGTCTATTATCAGTTGTACCACTTATTCCTTCATCAGAAAAAGTATTGACTAAAAATATTTTATTTCTTGAACAATATTCTTTTATTGCTCTAAATTGAGCGTCAATGCTTTCTTCTCTTTGCATATCAGTTGAAAAACGAGCATAAGCAAAAGCTTTCTTCATCATAACACCTCTTTTTAAAAAAGCTCTCGAAAAGAGAGCTAATTTATTTTTTTATTTCAAAATTTTTTTGTCCTAAATCTTTTCCGTCCATACCTTGAGTTGCTTTTAGTGTGACAGGAGTTGTTTCATCTGATAGCTCATAAGCAACAGCATTTTTTACAGTTCCGCCTTTTTTTATTTTAGCAAGTTGTGTATCTAATAAGCTAGCATCTGGATGTCCTGCAACTTTAAGTTCATTAACCATATTTTTATTATTATCTTGTACTGCTGTAAAAACAACCATCCAAGCACTTGTTGGGTCTATTTCTTTATCAGATTTATTTGTAGTATTATACCAAAAAGCTATAACAGGTTTTGATCCATACTCATTTCCTTTTTCACCAACTTTAATTATTTTGTACTCAATAATTTCAATTTTCAAATCATTAAGTTCAGCAACCTTTCCATCAAAACCTATAGAATCTTTCTTTGTTTCATCTTTCTTTGATTCTTCTTTTTTCTCTTCTGTCTTTGTTGAATCAGTTGTTTTCTTTTCTTCTTGTTTAGATGAACAACCAACTAAAAACATACCAGCCAATAACAATACTAAAAACTTTTTTCTCATAATAATCCTCCAAAAAATAAAATTTATATTAATTTTAAATTAATATTTTGTTAATATACTTTTTTCACTGAAAATTCCGGTAAAAAATTTATTATATAATCTTCAATAACAATAGTATCATAACCAAACCTATTTTTATAATATTCAAAAGTTTTATATAAAAAATCATGAGTTATATTTTCACACTCTAAAACTTCCCACTCTTCATATTCCCATAATTTATATTGTGCTAATTTTTGAAGAGGGATAACTTCTCTATAACTCCAAGCATCCGCAAAAAACTCTTGTAAATCTTTGCATTGATGTTCAAGCAAGTTATTTCCCTCAAGAGTAAAATGATGACCGAGTTCATGTCCCAATATTTCATTATATTTTTCTTCTTGTATAATTGTATTTATTAAAACTGTATTATCAGAGTATAACCCCTCTATTTTAGAATTTTCCATATGTTTTTCTATTATCTCAATATCATTACTTTTTGCAATATCTAATAATCTATCTGATTTTTTCATCTATTGTCCTCAAAATATGTAACAAAAAAACTCCCTATTATAGGGAGTTTTACTTATTTGTCGAATAAACGACGTGTCCTAGTGTTAGTGAGGAACTCAGTTTGTCCCTCGTGTTGTATTATTATTATACCCTATTTCAAAATCAAAATCAATATTTTTTTACAACTTTTTGTATATTTTTAATAATTTTCTTTACATTTTTATATATTTTTTTATGTTTTTTTGTATTTCTTCCATATATTTATCTGAAACGACTAAATTGCTTAAATGTCCTACTTCATCTAAAGGATTTTTAATTCTCATTTTTGAAATAGTAGTAATTTGATTGATTATAGCATATGAACCAAATTTTAATTTTTTTACTTTTTTAAAACCAACATTAATAACCTTTAACATTTTAAAATATTCAGATACCTGTTCATCATATGTATTATCAGGTTTCTTTTTTAAAGTTTCAATTTTTTCATTTATTTCATCATCAAGTTCTTTTAGTCTTTCAAAAATTAATTCATGAATTTCCTCTCCTAAAAAAACATCATACTCTCTAAGTTTTGTTTTTTCTTTTATAGAAGATAATGGAACTATAGTAAGTGTAGGGTTGTTTTTTTTATCGTTAGAATTTAGAACAATTGCATAATGTAATCCACCTTGTTCACTTCCAACATTAAATCCTAAATCCACTTCTATTAACGTTCCTTGTTTATAAACAGGAAGATATTTAGAGTCAAAAGTAGTTTCTTTTTGCAAAAAATTTGAAAAACTTTTAATCCAATAAGAAATTAAAGCTGCTTTCTTTTGATTTTCTTCTATAAGATTATCAATTTGAGTAGATAATTTATTAATATGTTCTCTTTTAAACTTTTTCAGTTCTTCTTTGTTTTCTTCTTTTTTATAATCCATAATCCTATTTCTCTTTATTTTTATTTTTTTGCTTTACATAATTTATAAAATTTTGAATTTCAGTTAGATCATCTTCGGAGAATTCATCTCCCTCAAAGTGTGCAGCAATTCGATTGATGCCGGAGAAGTCTAAATCTTCAATAGATTTCAATTCTTTTGAATTTTCTTCCCATCCCATAAGATAAGCAGGAGTTACGTTTAAGGCTTGAGCTAGTGCATCAATTTTATCTTGCTTTGGAACATATTTTCCATTTAGCCAATCGCTTATACTTGATTGAGTTATATTAGATTTTTTTGCTAATTCACATTGATTAAGATTTGCAGATTGCATTGCAGCTTTTAATCTATTTAAAAATGTATTATTCATAAAATCAACTCCTTAGCTATATTATAAGTTTATTATTTAATATTGTCAACGGTTTTCTGAAAAAAAATTACAAAAAACTGTTGACAACATAAAAAATAGATAGTATAATTGTATTAAATAAACGGAAAACCGTTTGAAAGGAGATGAAAATTATGAAAATTAAATATGATTATTCAAAGTTAAGAGGATTAATAATTGAAAAATTTAAGTCTTTGGATAATTTTGCTGATGTTCTTCCAATGGGTAGAACTACACTAAATAATAAATTACAAAGTTATAATTATTTTACTCAAATTGAAATTGAAACTATATGTGAAATATTACAAATAGCAAAAGAAGATAGGAATGCTATTTTTTTTACAAGAGAATAACGGAAAACCGTTTAAAAAAGAAAGGAGAAAGATATGGAGAAAAGAAAAGAACTAAAAATAGGAGTAAAAACAAATGTAGATGGATTTGAAATACTAAAAGCAAAAGTTCAATATCTTACATTATTAACGAACGAATTAGAAAAGACATTGAACTTTTTAGAAGATTATAAATTTAGTTTAGATTTTGAATATTCTATACCTGCAGAAGATAAGAAATCGTCCCAAGATGAATAATTACTAAAGGAGAAAGAGATGATAAAACATTATATTACAAAATATGAAGAAGAAAACAAAAGGTATGCTGAAAGTTGGTTACAGATAAATATTTTTGGAAGATGCTATTGTTTTTGTAGAAAAAGAATTGAAATTTAAAAAAGCCACTGTAAAAGAACAGTAGCTTTAAGGGTTATTTTTTAACCCAACCATTACCAGGTTTTTGAGTTGGAGGCAATCTATCGCCTTGATCTATTTTTACAACTCTTGGGTCTTTAACTTTTCCACCTTGAGGACCAACTTCGACATAAGTTCCTTTAGGTTTGTTATCAGTACCTGGTTTAATAGGTTTTTTATTAGCCACAATTACACCCCCTTTCTAACTAGATTATAGCACAAAGGGAGAGAAACAAAAAGAAAGGAGAAAGAGATGGAAGAAAGTAGAGAGGAAAGAAGATTAAAGCAGGAGAAAAAATTTGCTATAAGGGATTTTAAAGAAGTGATAAAAACAGGAAATATATTTGCGAAAATTGGAATTATTTTATTTACAATATTATTTTTTGTATTTTATCCAATAGAGTGGTTTATGGCAAATGAGAATACAAAGAAAGGTCGAATAATTAATTTAACAATTCAAGTTGCAGTTTCTATATTAACTACAATAATAATTTTGAATTATTTAAAAAAGTAATTCCAAAGAATTGTTGTAAGTATTGCAACAGCTATTGGAGTAAGGATTGAACGATATATAAATTTCACAAATTTCAAAAAAGATATTTGATATTTGTGATAACCCTCGTGTTTAATGCAGATAAAACTATTTTCTTCAAAAATGTAATTATTTTCTATTAGATAATTAAATTCATCTAATTTTAGTTTAGATACCAAATTTTTATTATCAATTACAGTAAGAGGTAAAGCAAAGCCATCATAATATTTTTCTTTTGTATTATCAGCAGGCATAATCTCTATAGTATTTGACTGCAAATCCTTATTACATATAACAGGTTTATTAATAGATTTTAATTTTGATAGTAATATAAGAGTTTGAATAGTGAGCATAATAAAAAATCTCCTTTAGTGTTTTTTACTTATTATAACACAAAAGGGGAGAGAAACAAAAAGAAAGGAAAAAGTTATGGAGATTTTCTTTGAAGGAAGTATTTTAGAAAGTGGATTAGAAGACTTAGCAGAAATGCTTACAGAGAAGTTTGAAAAAGAAGTCTTAAAAGAAGATGGAGAATCAAATTATGAACATTAAAGAGACCATTGCAGAAACAAGAAAGTTAAAACTTGTTAGAACAAAACTTGTTAATGGATGTTACTTTGAAATTTGTACAAAAAGAAAAAGCGGATATGGAGTATGTTGTTTTCTAAGTAGAGATGAAGAAGAAGCAAGAAAGAAATTTGCAAAGTTGAAGAGGGAAATGATGTAGGTTATGAGTAGTGCAGAAGAGTTAAGAGAAGAATTAAAAGAGTTTCAAAAAACTTTTGATAAACTCACAAATGAGTTCAACGATATATTTTATAAATTTATAGATTTTTCATACAAAGCAAAAGTACAAATGAATATAATACAAAAGAAACTTAATAGATTAGAAGAACTTGAAAGGAAAAGAAAATGAACAAAAAGAAAAGTGAGTGGGATAGATACATAGATGATAAGGCTCTATTAAGAGATAATGGAACTTTGAATTTTGGGTTTAATGGATATTCAGGAAAAATTTTCAGAGATAGTGATACACATTGTCTTTTTGTAACAATATTTTTAAAAGAGACAACAACATTATCAGAAGAAATTTTAAATGAATTAAAAGAAATAGTTTATCATAAAAGACTAAAATTTGTTCAAGAAAATTTTTGGGAAGTTGGATCTATAGAATTTAACTCAGCAAGTTTGGAAGATTATATACCAGCTTATGAGCAATTAGGACTAAATAAAAATAAGACATATAAAGATTTGAAGTTTATAAAAAACGAAACAAAAAAGATAATATGTTTTCTAATAGAAAGAGGTATAAGGTGATGAATGAAACCAAAACACTCAAACAATTAGGTTGGAAGATATACAAGAAGAGACAAAATCAAATAATTTATCAAAAATATAGTAGTGAAAATCTTCTAATAATTAGAAAGAGTGAAAAATATATAGAACTAAAAAATATTCATTCTCTAACTTTTGAAGAGTTCGAAGCAATAAAACTTGCATATAAAGAATTCACTTATGGAGAATTTGTAAAGAAAGAAATAAAGAAAAATAGAAAAGAAATAGAGGAGATGAAAAGAGATGGTAAAAAGTTATGATGATTTTAGTGCTTCAACAAAATTAGAAAGCTTCGTTGATTATAGCAAAATTAAAGAAAGTACAATAGAAAAAATATCAAATTTAACTGAAAAAGAGACTATAGAAATAGAAGATATAGAAGATATAGAAGAAAAAGAAAACAATATATTTTTTAAAGGTTGCATGTGTGGAATGTTAGTTGCATTTGCAATAATGCTTTTTATGATGAATTTTTTAAAAGAAATGATCTAATAAATTTTTAAAAAAGTTAAAAAGGAAGAGGTAGTTATGAATAGTGTAAATTTAATTGGAAGATTAGTTAAAGACCCGGAATTAAGATATACCACTGGGTCAGATAGTGTTTACTGCAGATTTACTCTTGCTGTGGATAAAGGACTATCAAAAGAAAAGAAACAAGAGTTAGAAGCTAAAGGACAACAAACAGCAGATTTTATAAATATAGTTGTTTGGGGTAAACAAGCTGAAAATTGCCAAAGATACTTACAAAAAGGTAAAAATGTTGCAATTCAAGGAAGACTTCAATCAGGGAGCTATACTACACAAGATGGAACAAGAAGATTTGTTACAGAAGTATGGGCAGAAAGAGTACAGTTTATAGACTGGGGAGATAAAACAAATCAGGAAGTGGGATTTGATAACTTTGATTTAGGATTTGAAGAGGCAAAGGATGAAGAAATTCCTTTTTAGGAATTGAAATAATGAAAGGAGATATAGTATGAAAAACAAATTAGCAGACTTAAATAATCATTTATTTTTAGAACTTGAGAGACTTAATGATGAAGATTTGACAGGAGAAGAATTAGCAGAAGAAATAAAAAGAGCAGAAAGTATTACAAAAATAAGCAATGCAATTATATCAAATGCAAATGTAGTTTTAAGAGCAGTTCAAATAAAAGGAGAGCATTGTGGTTTAAAAGAAAATGACTTAAAGATGCTTGAGTAAATATTATGAAAAAATATAGAAAATACACACCTGCAGCAATAGAATTCATAAAGCAAAATTATGAAACTATGAGATGTAAGGAAATGGTAAAGATTCTAAATGAAGAATACAGTCTTAATATAAATATTGCAAGTCTTTATAATTTCAAGCAAACTAATGGCTTTACTACAAAAATTCCCTGGAACAAAGGTACAAAAGGACTAACAAGAGGAAACTCCGGAAGTTTTAAAAAAGGTAATGTACCGAAAAACAAAGGAACTAAAGGAATTTCAAAGCCTAATAAAACAAGTTTTAGAAAAGGAAACATTCCGGATAACATAAGAGAAGTAGGTTCTGAAAGAATAACTAAAGACGGATATATTGAAATAAAAGTGGCAGAACCTAACAAGTGGAATTTAAAGCATAGAGTTGTTTATGAAAAACATTTTGGAAAAATTCCAAAAGGAAAGATTGTAGTTTTTTTAGATAGGAATACTCGAAATTTAAATATAGATAATTTAGAGTGTATAACAAAATATGAAAATTTAATTATGAATAGAAGAGGTTATTACTCTACAGATTCTGAAATTACAAAAACAGGATTAAATGCAGTAAGGTTAGAAATCAGTGTAAAAAATAAACGTAAGGAAGTTAAAAATGAAAGAGTTTAACAATAGGGATATAGCCGATAAGTTTGCAGAGTATATTACAGGTCAAGAACTTAGAAAGTATTTAGCAGAAAAAGTAAAAAAGTATGTTGGAGAAGATATTACAGTTTTTGATGGAGCAGTTGGAAGCGGTCAGCTAGAACAACATATAAAACCTAAATGGATATATGGAGTAGAAATTCAAAAAAATGCTTGTGATGTTTTTAAAGAAAATTACCCGGATTCAGATATTTCAAATGTAAGTTTCTTTAATTATGAAAGCGACGTTAAAGCAGATTGTATAGTTATGAATTATCCTTTTTCTTTGAAGTTTAAAGATTTAAGCGAAGAAGAACAAAAGAATATTCAAAAAGATTTCTCTTTTAAAAAGTCAGGAGTAGTTGATGATATTTTCATTTTAAAATCTTTGAAATATAGTAAGAGATTTGGATTTTATATTTGTTTTCCAGGTATTGCTTATAGAAAGACAGAAAAAGATTTTAGAAATTATTTAAAAAATACAGTAAAAGAATTGAACATTATTGAAAATGCTTTTGAAGATACTTCAATACCAGTTTTATTTTTGATTATTGATAAAGAAAAGACGGATGTTGAAGTCATAAAAGAAATTTATGATTGTAAAACTAAAAGCACTATACACCATGAAATCTGTAAAGACGTTGAGGATAGTTGGAGAATACCTGTAAAAGAACAAGAGAAAGAAGAAATTGATATTGAAGCACTTGAAAAAGAGATAGCAATATCAAAAAAGAGGAGAAGGAAGTTAGAAGATGAAATTGATAGATTTATTGCAGAAGAAATAAAGCCGTTTTTGTCCGGAACAAAAAGAGAAGATAAAGAAGATAAACAATTAAGTATTTTTGATTAGGAGTTAAATTATGATAATAATTTCAGAAGATGAAAGGAATATAATCTTTTTAGAAAGAGAAAAAATAAGAAATATAAATATTCATTCTAGTAAGAAAAAAATAATGGCATCATATTTTGATCCAGTAAGTAGAGATATTATTTTAGGAGAATATGATAGTTCAAAAAAATGTGAAAGAGCATTTTGGTTTTTAATTTTAGCTTTAGAAGATGATAAAGAAATATTTAGAATGCCTAAAAACAATGATGATATTTTAAATACACAATTCTTTCAAAATGGTAAATCAAAAAGGACACATTATGAAATGATAGGAAAAACAAAATAAGAAAGGAGAAAAAATAATGAATCCAACAACAGCAAAGAAATTAATGATAGCAGAAAGTAGTATTTTTTATAATGGAGTTGAATATGATAAAATTCAATCCCTTATTTTCAAAAAAACAGAAAACGGAATTAAAGCATGTGCAGAATTATTAGACAAAAATAAAAATTCATTAACAACAGCTTTTTTGAAAGATATAAAAATAGATGAAACAGAAGATAAAGAAAGAATTAATATAGATGATTTATATTTTAGTGGATTACAAAGTGAATTCAAAAGAAATGCTCTACTTTGTATAAATAGTCTTGGGATTTCTAATTATAAATTAGCACTAACAGAAATAAGAGCAATAATAAGTGTTATAACAGATTTAGAAGAGGCATTAGAGCAAAAAGTAGGGTCTAAAGAGGAAGAGGAAAAGGAAAAATAAAAAAGCACTTTTTCAAGTGCTTTTAAGTGGTATATCTTATCAAAACTTTTATAAGCAACGATAAGATAAAACATTTCTAATCAATGTTATTATACCACAATTTATTGAAAAATGCAAGAAAAAGAGGGATAAAATCTACCTCTTTTGCGAGCTTGTAAGGGGTATTATCTTTTCGACCACAAAACAAAATTTATAGAAAAGAAAAATATAAAAAAATAATGGTGGTATTATGAATAACATTTTAGGATTCAATTTTGTAAGAGAGAAAAAAATATTCTGTGGGGAAAAATATCTTGAAGTAGATATTTATCCTATGACTATATCAAGAAAAAGAAAAGGAAAGAGATCTAAAAAAGAAAAAGAGAGTCTGCAGAAGCAAAAAAACTTAAATGATAAAAATGCAAAACGAAGATTTGCTCAAATTGCAGAAAGCAATTTTGGAGAGGGAGATTTGATTTTGCACTTAACATATAATGACGATATGCTGCCTAAGTCTTTAGAAGAACTTGAAAGAAACATTCAAAACTTCATAAGAAGATTAAAGAGATTAAGAAAAAAGTTAGGATTAGAAGATTTAAAGTATTTGCTTGTTACTTCATATACAACAGAAGAGCAAGAAGAATATGTTGAAGAGGTTAGACCTCATCATCACTTGATAATAAATGGAAATATTTCAAGAGATTTAGTAGAAGACTTATGGAGAGCAAAAAGGGAGAAAGGAGAAAAGAAAGGTAAAAGGTTCGGATATGCAAATGCTCAAAGAGTTCAATATGATTATGTAGAGGGAATAACAAGAGTTAGTCAATACATAGTTAGAAATCTAACTCAAAAAAGAAAGTGGACTTGCAGCCAAAATTTAACAAGACCTGAAAGCAGAACAAATGATTACAAATACACTAAAAGAAAAATCGAAAAAATTGTAAGGGGAGGATTAGATAAAAAGTTTTGGGAAAAGCAATATCCTGATTGGGAAATCAGAGACGTAATAAACGGATATGAAGCTGTTTACAATGAAATAACAGGATGGAGTATCTATTTGAAGTTAAGGAGAAAAGAATGAAAAGACAAAATATAACAAAATGGATTAAAAGGAGATAGACTAATGGCAGTAGATGGATCTATGTTAGATAAATACGTTGGTAAGAAAATAAAAATCTTTTTTACAAAAGATGAAAGTGCTTTAAAAGGCACACTCACAAAAGATGGTAAAAAATTCTTTTTAGAAAATAAAAAAATTACTATATCAAAAATTGCAGCAATAAAAGAAGAGGTTTAAGTAATGAATATAGAAGATTTAAGATACAAAGATTTAGTTGATGACTTATTGTTAATAAACGTTGATAAACTAACGGATGAAGAACTTTTGGAATTAAACAATAATATTATAATACTCTATTCTAATATTTTAAAAGAACTTAGAAAAAGAAATATTTTTGTAAATAATAATTTAAGTTCAGCTAAAAACGAATTTATTGATAAAGCAAATGTAGAGTTGCAAAGAAGAAAACCTAAAAGAAACGAGAATACAGACGACCCGGATTATGAACCTGTTACTATACCACAGGTATTAAGATATAATGGATTTTGTGAGGGTGTATGGTATATTTGTAAATTGTTAAATGATTTAGAAAATGAACAAAAAGTATTTTGGAAATCTAACGAAAACGGGGAGTAAAACTATGAATAATTTAAAATTTAGAGTTTGGGATAAAAAATTACAGATATTAGGAACTGTATCAAATATTGATTTAGAATTTGAAGAAGTAACATTTTATATTGATGATGATGAAGAATTAGACACTTGCCAACCGCTTAAAGATGTTGAACTTATGCAGTCAACGGGATTCCACGATAAAAACGGAGTGGAAATTTTTGAGGGAGATATCATAAATAGCGGTTATCTTTTTAAAGGAAGTCCGTTTGAAGAAGAAGATGAATACGAGGAAGAAAAGGGTGTTGTAACGTTTTTTAATTGTGGATTTAATATAGAATTTAAAAACCATATTAATTTATTCATAGATATCATACTAAGTTGCGAAGACTTAGAAGTAATAGGCAATATATACGAGAATAAGGAGTTGTTAGAAAATGATTAATGCAACAAGAAGTTATCAAAGCTTGAAGAACAATGCTCAAGGGCATTTCTTTGAAAAAGAAGTAGAAAGAGCTTGTAATTACTATCGTGAAAAAAACATTGCAAACATACATAAGGTACCAGAACCTTTTAGAGTTTTAAAAAAATTACCTGCAGGGAAGTTTACAGGTCAATTTTTAAAAAAAGCAGAACCTGATTTCAAAGGTTGCTTTATGAATGGACAATGTATAGTGTTTGAAAGTAAATATACAAGTCAAAACAAAATTCAAAGAAGTATATTATCAGAAAATCAAAATGCAGAACTTGAAAGAAACCATAACTTAAACTGTATAACCGCTGTTTGCATTTGCTTTGCAGAGGGACTTACAGAAAGATATTTTTTTGTTCCTTTTGAGGTATGGTTGAATATGGAAAAGTACTTTGGAAAGAAGAGTGTAACTGCAGATGATTTGAAAAGTTTTGAAATTTTTTATAAACACAGTATAGGAATTGACTTTTTAAATAATATAAAAATAAAAATTGAAAAAGGATAAACAAAAAGGAGAAATAAATGTTAATAATGGTTTTGATAACAATACTTTTTATAACAAGTTTGGTAATACTAGGAATTACTTTATGGTTAATTAAATGCAAAGATTTAGATTCAAGAAAAGAAACTTATGAAAAAAATTTTTGGAAAACTAGATATAATAACTTAGAAGAAAATATTGAAAATCTACAAAAAGAGAATAGGAGTTTGAGAGAAGAATTATATAAAGCAAAACACTCAAAATTTTCACACAGAGTTATCTTTACAAACGAAATTAATGATGAATATATTGATGAAGAAGAATATAAATTTATTGTTGATATAATAGGGAGAAACGAAGATAGAAAAGGATATATAGAGATAAATGATAACCTATTTAAAATTAAAGATATTGATTGTGTGATTAAATTAAACAAGGAGTAGAAGATGAATAAAGATATATTTGTTGCTGCATTTGAAAAGAAGTTATACCACTATTCACACAAAGAAGAAACATTACAAAACATTAGTGAAAGATTAGATTATATAGAATCTGAATTAACAAATGTCGGAAGCTCAAATCCAACATCATATAGTAGTGGAAGTTCAGATTATAATGTTGTGGAAAACAAGAGATTGAATTTATTAAGTGAGCAAATAGCTCTTTCGCAACAATTAAAAAAAGTTGAATATGAATATTTAGAA